TTTGGTGTTTTACCAATAGCATCATATATTTTGTTTCCACCAGCACACCATTCTAAATCCCAACCATCTAGGTTAAGAAGAAACACAACCGCTTTTTCCCATTCGTTTATTGTTTTAATTCCCATTGTTCCAAATTATATTTAGTTGTTTTATCCATAATTTTATTTTCTTTGGATTGCAAGTGCAAGGTTTTTGATATTTATGTTTGTAGTAAACCGAATGTAACTCACAAATTAAATCAAACTCATTAGGTTGCAATGTGCTTTTTGGTTCTGACCTAAAGTTGCTCCAGCTTTCAAAGTCTTGTTTATTAAATTTTACCATCTATCAATTTTTATTTCATTTAACTTTTTTCTTCTGTTGTTGCAGTCACATTTAGTACCTCTTAATTTATGGTATTTATCTACCAGGTATTTAATGCCAGTATATTTAGTTATGTAATAAATAATGTTTCCTAGTTTCATAATAGTTTTAATTCTAAATGGTTTATATCTTCATATTTTACTTTTACTATTTTATCTTTTTTACCCCATTTTTCTCTAGTGTAAAATTTAAAATAATGTTTTTTATCTGTAGTATATCCATCAGTTTTACTTAAAATATAATCTAACAAATCTTTTCTTTTATATATACTAAATTTGTCTAATTCTGTAATGTGCATTGCAATATACATAGCATCACCTCTTAACCAACCTTTAAAACCATTTACATTTGTGTGTTCTAACCAAATTTCTTTTAATCTTCTATTGCCTTTTACATCAACCCCAAAACCATTTACATAACAATCTATGTGTTTATACCAGTCTTCTTTTTTAGTTGATTTTCTATAAGTTAATTTAGAATTAATTACTCTATTTTTAAAATCTTCTTCAAATGAATTACCTAACTTTTTACAATAATCAAATCTATTTTCAGATACATTCATAATAGTTTCTTTAATTTGCTTTTGACTTTGTTATATGTGTTGTAAAGAGAATAGTAATGTATCATACTTTTTCTAGAAAATTCTGCAATGCTTTCACCCTCATTAATTATTTCAAATACCTTTCTATCATACCAGAACATCTTTGATAGTTCTTCTTGTATTTTATCGTATGGTTCAGTAAAGTTTACATCTGTAGTTGTAAGGTGTATATCATCCATAGATACCATAGTTATGTTTTTACCTTTTCTTTTTAAATCGTAAAACAATGTTCTTAATGTTTTGAAAATGTAGTAGTAGTTTATTTCTTTTTCGTTGTACATTATATCTAAACCCTTTTCAAGTTTGAGTTGTATTTTAATATACATTTCTTGTACTAAATCTTCTGCCACTTCTTTTTTGCAACCAAAGGATAAAACTATTTCTAACCACTCTTTGTGCTTTGCAGCAACTAATATCATTGTTTTTTGTACCATACTATTTTAATGGGTCATATAAATCTCCAACTATTATTGGTAATCCTTTTTCATTTACTTCAAAGCTAAATGTATCAAAGCAGTACCCTCTGCTTCTACCACACTTAACCGTTGTCCAATCCTTATTTACTGTATTTGCTTCTAAACTTATTACCGTTTCTGCTTTCTTTTCTAATGCACTACCCAAATGACCAGTACCAAGTTTAGCACTACCAAAGTTTTGATGTATTACATTTATAATATGTACGTTTTGTTGTTGGCTTATTCTCATTAATGCACTAACTAAATTATTGCTTTGTTCAATAGAATTTACATCATTGCACATATCGGCTACTCCATCTAAAATGACCAAAGATGGCTCTTTTATGTGTTCCTTTAAATAGTGTTCTAAAAATTGTAAACGTTCTTTAAAACCTATTGTCCGCAATGCAAACGTATGATATTTGTCTTTAGGTATGTTGCTATCCATATCTTTAGGACGTGAAAATACTTTAGCTGCGTGCCAGCTTCCTTGTTCTGTATCTATATAAATTAAATCACCATCGCCTCTATGTCCTTTTATATTACCACCATAAATGTTTGAACCACTTAAATACGCACTAGCTAATAAGCTACAAAAAAAACTATTTCTTGTTTTTGGTGGTGCAGTAATAACTGAAAGGTTGCCATAAGTTCCTAAAGCTATTGGTATGATGGTATCACCTTTATCTGATTGTAAAACCTTTTCACCATAGCTTAAACATACTGGTGGGTAATCTATTTTTTTATCAATGTCTATCTTGCAAGTATCTGCAATAAATTCCATTAACATATTTTGTTCTGTTTCTTTTTCTGTCATTTGTTAAATATATAAAAAAAAGGTGCAAGTTAAAAACTCACACCCTTTATTAATTAAAATGGTAAGTCATCACCAGCTGGTTCTTTTACCGCTTGTGGCTGGTCATCTCTTTCTGCAACCGTTACACCTTGGTCACTCATCCAAACTACCTTACCATTGCCCAGATAGTTTTTAGCAACCTTTGCTTCTCTTTCTTCTTTGGTTTGGCTATCCATAAAAGCTACGTTGTTACCATACCTGGTTTCATCTTGTACCGCTATGGTAAAATTGTAGTAAACTGCGCCATCTTTTCCTTTGATGAATTTTTCTTTAGGTAGTCTATCTACTCTAATACTTCCGTTGATAATTGCACTCATAATATATAAATTAAGTTTTGGTGTTGTCAATACACGCAACACCTCGTGTTTTTATTTAAACTTCATCAACACATAGAAATTTATCTATTTTATTTTTGTCATTAATTATATAGTTTTTATTTAGTATATAATCTTTCACTTGTATTTTATTGTAAGGTTTATCACCTCTAATTAGACAAACTTGCATTTTCCAACCATCAAACAAATCTGAGTTTGTGTTTATTTGCTTTGCTATCTTACCAAGTATTTCAAATGCTTTATTTTGTTGATACCCTATTTTTTCATTATTGTGTTTGTATTCTGCAAGTCTAATTATTTTTCTTGATTGTTTTACTTGTAATAAATCCAAGTCAATAGATGTCATTATCTTTGGTAGTGTTTCACCAATGTGTTTGTTTAAATCTGAATTATAATAGTTACCTAGTTTTTCCATTCTGATATTCTTTGTTTTGCAATATAAAAACTTTTTTCATCTATTTCTGCACCAATTACATTTCTGTTATTTTTTAATGCAGCTAAAATAGTTGTTCCGCTTCCAGCAAATGGTTCTAATATTGTATCACCCTCAACTGTAAAATTATCAATTAAATGTTTTAATTCCATTTCAGATTGCTGCCATCTATGATGTGTTTTTTCCATTCCACTTCCATTTATAAAATCATCAAAAGGTTTTTTTAATTTACTAAAACCATTTTGATACACCAATATTGGCTTCCATCCACAAAAAAGTGACCTACCGTTAATTAATTGTCTACTACCAGTATGCATTAAAGCAAAAGACCAATAGTAATCTAAATTTTCACCCATTCTTTTCATTACTTCTGGTAGGTGCATTTGGCCAGAATAAGAAATACAGAACCCATTTGGTTTTAATACTCTCTTTGCAAATCTTGAAAGTTTACTCCAAACTTCAATAAACTCTTTTGGATATGGTGGGTCGGTTATAATACAATCAATACTACCATCTGGTATGTCTTTAAAAACTTCTTCAAAGTCACCTAATCTTAAATCAATTTCAATTTTTTTGTTTTTCCCGATTTCTGCTAGTCTATCTCTTTCGTTTTCTTTTTCAGCTTTCTTTTCTTCTTTTTTAATTTCTTTATAAGCAGCATTAATACTTACTTCGCCAGTAGATAGTTTTTCTTTTACTTCTGGTGTAGCTTTTTCTTGTATCTTTTTAACTTTCCTTATTGTTTCGTGTGATACCTTTGCAACATCACTAACTTTATTATTTGTTTCATTATCTTTTTTAGTTTGTTCCCCAAATGTTTGGGGAACAAAATTAGGTTTCCTAACTTGATTTTCCTTTGCTTTCTTGCTAAAAACTTCTTCAAGTTCTAAAGCTAATACACTTCTTTGGTAGTTACTTAAATTTCTTCTACCAAATTGGTTTAGTATCATCCATTCCTTTACCGCTTCTTCATTATCAAAATGTTTGCTTTCGGTTTTATAATCTAAATCCCACCTAGTAGCTATTTCAAAACGGTTATGACCATCTATAATGAAACCATTCCAAGTAAGTATTTTTTCCCTTATACCCTCACTCATACAATTATTTTCTAATTGCTTAAATTCTTCTTTTGTAAGTGGTGGTATTAAATCTTTAAATTCTTGTTTTATCTGCATATTATTTTTTGTTATAACTTATTCTATTTTCTTTAACGTCTGTGTTTTTTTTAATTGAATACCCATTAAGTCTTAAAAGGTTTTTAGCCTTTACAACCTCTCTTTGTTTTATTCTGTAGTGTTCAAATATCTCATTGCTTATCATATCTATTTTCTTTTAAAGTCATCGCTTTCATCTTCAGAGTAAACACCCAGTTGATAAAACCCAGTTAGTTTTAGTACACTTCTAGACAATGCTCTTTTTTCTGCCATTTCCATAACGTACCAACTATTACAATTACCATCTTTATAGTTAGCACCTTTTAATGCACTACCAAAGGTTTGTATTTCTACACCCTCTTTTTTCGCATAGGCTTTAACAACCGCAAAGCTTGGTTCACACTTTACAACCTCGTAATTGATTGATATGTTTTCTTTTGCTGCTATCTTTTCTATACCTTGTCTGGTAATAATAATATAGTGCTGGTGCTTGTACACATCTGTTTTTTCCAAATCGTACTTCTTGTACAAATCTAATAATTTTTCTCTATCCATTTTGTTTAAATATTTGTGATACTTCTATTTGTGCTTTTAGTTCTTCTATCTTATTACATAAAGCTTCTATTCTATATGTATACTCATCAAATTTAGTTTGTGCAGTTTCTTGTGAAAATCCCATTACTGTATATTTATTAAGGTTGATTTTGCATCATCTAATTGCACATTTATTGCAATCTGCTCAAATACATCTTCTTTCAAAATTGCATTGTACAGTTCTTTTTCAAGGTGTTTAATCTTGTCTTTTAAATCGTGTTTTTGTGTTCTCATTCTGTTAAGTTTAAATTAATAATAAGCGAATATAAACAAATTATTTAATAACTAAAAGTATAAAGCAAAAAAAAAGGCTTGACATATAGCCAAACCCCTTTTCCTTAACAAAACAGAATACCCAAAGATAGTCTTTTATAAACTATCTAACAAGTCTTTATAGTGTTTAATCTTGTCTAGTAGTTCATCATTAGAATACTTTACAGTTTCTTTTGATTTTATATATAATTCTTCAGCAGTACCATCACCAAATTTTTCATCTAGGTACTTACCAAAAATATATTGCTCACCAGCTTTAAACATATTACATCCCACACATTGCACAGCTACATTCATTTCTAACCACCTGGTTGCATAGTGTTTTCTAGATTGAAAGTGACCACATTGCATCCCTACCTTATAATGTGAAACCTTACCACAAGTAAAGCAAGATACATCACCATTATGGTCTGCATCTTTTAACC